GTGAATTGGAAATTACTGAAGAGATGTTAGATTTAATATCAAAAAGAGAGGAAGAGATGAAGAATTATACTAACGGATCCATAGATCATAAATTTATTGGTTATTTGAAAGATGAACTTCTATCACCAGCCAAAATCATTGAAGTTCGGACTAGAGTTATATTTTGTAATAGCTCATTATCAATGATGTGTTTTAGGAAAATGATGGGTTCATTTTTAGTTGCTGTATTTTCTTCATGGAAAAAAACATCTTTTGGAATTGGTTTAAACCCAAACTCTTATGATATGCATTCAGTTTATACATATCTAAGTAAGGTTGGGGATAGATTTTATTCTGGCGATTTTAAGAATTTTGATCAACGACATCAACGCCAATTTAGAAAATGTGCCTATGATATTATTTATGATTTATGTAGGGATTTTATAACACCAGAGGAATGGAAATATTTTGTTAGGCATGAAACGGAATCGGAATGCATTATGGATGGATTTGGATTTAGAACACAATCAAATCATTTCAGTGGTTGTTTTTTAACAACCATTGTTAATTGTATGGTTGTCGAATTATATATGAGATATTGTTTTGCAATATTGGAACCAAAATTATTGTTTGATGGAAACATTAAAATGAAAATTTTGGGTGACGATCATATACTTTGCATAAGTAAGGAAGTTAAATTTACACCCACTCTTCTCGCTAAGGCAATGGAAAATATAGGTCAAATTTATACGACAATTGATAAGGATTTTGAATTTGGTGATTGGGTGAAATTTAAAGATATAATGTTTTTGGGTGTCCATCCGGTTATTATTGATGATAAATGGTCTGGAGCACAAAATAAAAATTCATTATATGAAATGGTTCAGTGGAAACATAGTAAATGTGCTGATCCAATTGAAATAGCACGGGGTGCTTTAGAAATGGCTTCACAACATGGATTGGATTTCTTTAACGATTATCAGGAACAATTGAATGAAGTTTTGGATGATTATATGTTGCCTTTATTTAGATATAATCATGGTTCGCTTCAATTAGTGGTAGCTAGAAGAAACACATCTGATTTAATGGGTTATCAAGCACAAGCTGGG